TCGGCGACTACGACCTCCGCAGCATCCACGAGGGCCTGACGGATGTGACGTGGAGACGCGCAATCTCAATTCAGGAGAACACGTTGTTATAACCAACCATGGCAAGAAGCTACTGGCAACGTAAGCGCCGATTTTCCTCCGAAACCGCAAGAAAAATGGGCATCGCCTCGCAAAAAGCGCAGGCCGAGCGCCGCATGGTATCCATTGACCATCGCGCGCTTGCGGAAATCGAGATTGAGAACCTGCCACGCCGTCAGGGCGATTCGGTCGGTTGCCTACAATGGCAGGACTTTAGGACCGGCAAAGTTCGGCGTTGGACCGTCCGAATCGGTGACAGGATCGACCGAATCACGGTCGAGTCACCCGGTGACAATCCGTCACCGTCTCACGGATGGACATGGTTTTTAACTCAACTCAGGAAACATTTGTCATGAAGGAATCCACTATCGAACGCGCTGTCTGTGCCTACGCAAAATCTAATGGGTGCATGGTGATGAAACTAGCTGGCCCGAATCAAAAGGGACAGCCTGACCGCTTGTTCATCCGCAACGGCAAGGTGTTGTTCATCGAGTTCAAAGCGCCGGGCAAACTGCCAACGAAACTGCAAGAAAAATGGCTTGGAGAAATCCGTTGCCATGGGGTGCCAGCCGTTGCCATTGACAACATTGAAGACGGCAAATGGTTGCTTGATATGACGATATTCTCCCATGACTGAAACATTCAAGCCATTCGACTACCAACCCGCCATGATCGACCATCTCGTTGAGAATGAGCGGGCTGCGTTGTTTGTGCCTCCAGGCTACGGAAAAACCGTCGCCACGTTGTGCGCACTCAACGCGCTCTCCGTGCAGGGCGCGATGCGCGCCGCCTTGATCGTCGCTCCGCTGCGGGTGTGCGCGATCACGTGGCCGGCGCAAGTCGAGCGGTGGAAGCATTCCACTTGGATGCGGTTGGCGCATTTACGGACGAAAGAGGGGATGCAGGCGTGGCATGACGGGACGGCGGACATCTACCTTATCAACTCCGAGCAACTACCCAATCGGCTGCCTGAAATGTTTTCGCCACGTTCCAAGCATTGCCCTGCCGACGTGCTGGTCATTGACGAACTATCGCTCGCCAAGAACCACACAAGCAAACGGTTTAAGGCACTGCGCAAGGTGATCGACCATTTCCCTCGCCGCATCGGGTTGACTGGCACGCCTATTCCGAACGACTACCTTGACTTGTTCGCCCAGGTCCGTTTGCTCGACGATGGCGAACGACTCGGCAAGGCGTTCCACCATTACAAGCAGGAGTATTTTTATCCCGCCGACTACATGGGATACACGTTCAAACTCAGACACGGGGCGAAGGATGAGATCGACAGCAAGGTCGCTGACATCTGCATGGTCATTACCGGCGGCGGCAACGTGCTGCCAGCGTCATCTGTGATTGACGTGCCGGTCGTCCTGCCACAGCAAGCCCGCCGCGCCTACAAGACTCTCCAGAAGGAGTTGCTTGTTGAGGTTGCTGACGGCGAGGTCACGGCTCCTGCCGCCGCCACGCTTGTCAACAAGTTGCTTCAGATGACCAGTGGCGCGGTCTATGACGAGGACCGCAACGTCCTGCCTGTCCATGATGCGAAGCTCGATGCGCTTGTCAAGTTGCGCAAGCAGCACGGATTTGAGCCAATACTTGTGCTTTGCGCCTACAAGCACGAATCGGCAAGGGTGCTCGAAGCCATCCCTAGTGCGCGCATGTTCGACGAGCGGGACATGGCGGCGTGGCAGCGTGGCGAGATCAGCACATGGGTAGCCGACCCGCGTTCGTTGTCCCACGGGATCGACGGCATCCAGCAATCATGTAGAATCGCCGTGTGGGTGTCGCTCACCTACTCGCACGAGACCTACGTTCAGACAAACGCCCGTTTGATTCGCACGGGACAGGCTGCGGAGACGATCATCTACCGCTTGATTGCCCCCGACTCCATCGACGAGGCTGTTGCCGAGGCTCTTCGTGACAAGGCTGACATCCAACACGGCATGCTTGCCGCCGTCCACGCACTCCAACGACTTTCAAAACCATGAACACAGCCACCATGACCGAAGAGAAACCTGCCCCAAAACCAAACGATCCGCCACTGATCGACATCTACAAGCACGCCCAATCGCCCGAGCCGTATGGCAGTGTGACTTTGGAAGACTTTCACGAAGCCATCGTCACGGGCGAATACAAGGAACAGGTTGTCAAGTTGCGCGAGATGCTCGCCAACGGCGACACCGATGGCTACGCCAAGGAGAAGCGCAACCTCGAATGCGTCAGCCTGTCAGGCACTTGTGACGGGAGGCGTGCCAAGGCGGTCGAGGAGGACCGCTTCACGCATTCTGGCTATATGCAGGTTGACTTCGACGCCGCCGACAATATCGGCTGGGACGTGGAGGACATCCGCGACCTTTTGCAGGCCGAACCGCGTATCATTCAGTCGTTTGTCACGCCGTCCGGCGATGGCGTCAAGGGGGTTGCCCGTGTCCCGCGTGACCCAGCAACCCACCTTGCCTGTTTCATCGCCATCCGTGAGCACTTCGCCCGCCACAACCTGGTCGTTGACGAGGCATGCAAAGACCCGGTGCGCCTGTGCTTCGTCTCCCACGACCCGAAGGCGTGGCTGGATCTCGCTCGCACTGCCGAGTTTCTGCCTGCCGTGGCTCCACCGTCAGAACCATCCGCCATCGGTGAGGACGACCGCCCGACCGCAGGACTGGTCCTGCGCCTGCGGGACGAGGCGTTCCCCGCCCCACCGGATCACGGAATCCACCAATGGCTGATGATCGCCGCCTGGTGGTGCCGCATCCACGACATGACCAAGGAGGATACCATCGCCAAGCTGCGGTCCTTCAATAGCGGGTTGCGCCGGTCACTCCAGCCGAATGAAGTGGAACACGCCGCCGACAAGGTGTGGGCGGCAAAGCGGGACAGCGACTGGCGTGTAGAGCAGGAAGTTGCTGCCATCCTCAATCCTCCTGCCGGAAGCACGCTCACTGAGTATCACCCGGACGACATCTTCTTTGACCAACCGGCGGGCAAGTACCTGATCCGAGTCAACAACTCCTACCACCTCCACGGCAAGGCGTCACCGGTTGTGACCGGTCTCACCCGCTACCTGGCCAAGGAGATCACCGACCCGAAACAACTGGCAGCCACCGTGCGCGCCACGCTCAAGGATCGAGAACTCGACGGCGGTGTCCAGTGGTCCGGGCGCATCGCCGGCCACGCTCAGGGGATCACCCATGACCTCGACGGACTGCCCATGCTCATTACGTCGGAAGCAATTTTGCCGAAACCGACCGAAGGAAAATACCCGATCATCGAGGCATTGTTGGAGCAGGCATTCCCCGACGACACCCCTTACGAGGTGTTTGTCGCGTGGCTGGCTGGGCGATACAAGGCGGTAATGTCTCATGTCCACGTTCCCGCGCCCATGCTCGTCATGGCCGGCGAGGTGAACAGCGGCAAGTCCCTGCTTGCGTGGATCGTCGGGCAACTCCTGGGCGGGCGCATCGTCAACCCTTACTCGTCATGGACGGGCGGCATCCTCTGGAACGACGACCTGATCGGGTCAGAGTTACTGTTGGTCGATGACTGCTCCGGGTCCACCGACATCCGTGCCCGCCGCAACTTCGCCGCCGCATTCAAGGAGGCGATCTACCCGCCCATCGTCCAACTGCGGAAGCGCCACGCATCCAGCGTGTCGGTGCGCCCCGTCTGGTCGGTGATCCTCTGCTGCAACGACACGCCGGAAGCCCTGAACGTGATCCCACCGATCGACGACGACCTTGACGACAAGATCATCCTGCTGCATGTCAACAAGGTGCAAACACCCATGGACACGAGTAGCCCCGCAGGGCGGTCGCAGTTTCAAACCATGCTGCGGGCCGAGTTGCCAGCCTTGGCCAACGACCTGATGAACTACGTCACGCCGCCCGAGTTGACCGACTCCCGCAGCGGCATCCTCGCGTGGCGCGACCCCGAGTTGTTGGAGGGTGCGGACAGCAACTCCCCCGCCCGCCGCTTGGAGTCGATCCTTGAAACCGCCATCGGACAGGATCAAGCATTGTGGGGCGACATCCCCCGGATCATGTCGGCAATGGAGATCGAGAGCCGCCTTATGGACAACCGCTCACTGGTCAAGGAACAGTCGCGCGGGCTATTCCACTGGTACGGAGCTTGCGGTGCCGCCATGTCCCGCCTCTGCAAGATTGGTTGCCGATTCATCACTCGTGGCGAGGATGGACTGGACAAGAAAGCCCGCTACCACATTGAAATCCCGTGAACACCCAAGATTACCCGCCGCGATAGCGGCGGGTGCATCAGGCTGCTCACCGTCTGTCTCCCGCACATGAGATTCACGCGGTCGCTTGAAAGTGCATGGCATCCCGGTGCCAGAACGCACCGGCGGCCAGCCAGCCTTCTTTTGCAAATTCCTCCATCACTCCCAGCGGCATGTCGGCAACGAGCGGCCAATGGGCATGGTTGCCGTTGGTGAGCGGGCGCAGATCGATCGCCGCACCGCGGGCGTGCAGGCTGGGCAGCGTGCCGCCTCGCATAGGCCGATTGTTGACCACACCGGCGTAGTCGAGCAGGACGTAAGCATGCGGCCCGCGGTGGATGGCGGTCAGGATGCGCAGGAGACTTTCCGCCAGCCGTTCATGGCATCGGACCCACGTCACCGGCTCGTCCTCGTATTCGACGCCAAGATTGGCCACGTTGATGCGGGTCAGGCGGGACTCGTCGCCGGGTGCCCCGTAAAACGCTGTCAGGCTGCTCTGGTCGGTCTTGGGCCATGGGTTGGGACAGGGCATCAGTCCGCGCAGGTGCCGCTGACAGGCGTCGATGCTCTTGGGTCCCCAAAACCCGTCAGGCGTGGTGCCGACACGTTTCTGAATGGCGATGATTTCGGCCTGTTTCATTTTTCGCGGACGATTACGGGTTTGAGAATTTCCGGCGTGGTGTATGCCAAGCTGCCGTCAGGTCGCAGGATAAACGTGCCGCCGCATGAGGCGAGAGACAAGCAGGCGAGTAGTGCAATGGTTTTCATGGTGGCAGTTGTTCGATCTTGATGCGAAAAAACTCGGCGTTCGATTTGCGGAACTCAAAAACCTGGTGGTCTTCCCACGTTTTCATGTCGCGCGAGGTTTGCAAGGTGGCGCGCACAACCGGGTCCGGTATCGGCAAGCGCGCGGTCCACTCCACGCTGTCGCGGCTCTCGCTGCTCGCCGTGACGGATGTCACAACAAACTTCTCACCATCGGTCACGGTGATCCACGTGAACGGAGTATCCGTCACTGCGATTTGCACGCGCGGAAGCGGGAAGGTGCGGTAGATTTTCCATTGCAAAACCTCCTCGCCTAGAAACTCCGGTGGCGGCGGTTGAGTCCACGAAACGTAAATGGTTTGCACTGGAGGCGGAAGTTCGGCGGCTTTGGCAGAACATCCGTAGAATGACCCAACGATCACGATGGCCCAAAACACCAGCAACGTCGCTCCAATCCACCATTGCTCTACAATGGCTTGTCGTTTGCCGTGGTCGTCGGGTTTCATGTCGCGCGGTAAATTCGGGTGTTCTTGCCGGTAGTTTCGCAAAACGATTTGATCCACTTCTTTTCGCTGTCTCGTTCGAGATATTTGCCACAGAGTTTGCACAAATACAGATAGCCTTCGGTTTTGGGTTTCATTTTTGCAATTCGTGGATCGGAATGGCCTGATATGAATCGAGGTGGAAGCCGTCGATGAGTGCGGCAAGCAGGTTGCGTAGCGTGGGATGCGACGGATCGCCGTTCGGGAAAGCGAAGCACGCCACTTCGTCACCTTTTTTCAGTGTCACGCCGACAACGGCTTTTCGCGGGTCGATGAGGGTTGTGTCGTTCATTTTTTCTTGTAGCTGCGCCAGCCGCCGATGCGGACGGCGCGGTAAATGGTTTCGCGGGTTGGCCAGTTGATGCCGCGATTAAACATCGCTTCCTTGAAAATCAGGTCCGCATCCTTCCGCGTGCAGTTGAAATGCGCGGTTGACCAGCGGGAATACAGATAGTCATGGATGATCGCAGCGTGGAAATAGTCGCCGCCGAATGGATCGAATATCGGCCAGAAGACGCGAGGCACGCTTGCGCCGTCAGTGATAAATCCGGTTGGCACGGTGATCGTGCCGTAGCTTGAAATGTATCGGAAATAATGCTCCAGCGTGAATACGCGCGTGCCGTTGCGGATGCCCGCGTCACGCAGTTGAATCGCGTCTGGAAATAGGTCGGTCATTTTTCAATCTGCGTTGGCGACTGGTCGATGTAGCTGCGGGCGGTCACAAGGCCGGTCATCAGGACCGACAGGGCGAATCCCACCGTCTCGCGCCAGTTGGAAAAGTCGATGGTGGGAAGACCCGCGCTTGCACTAGTCCCCATTGCGATGAGGATGTAAAGCGTGAGGCGTGCGGTTGATGCTTTCGGTGTCATTCTTCTTTGTTGGTTCGGTATTTCGATTCCCAATTCCCACCGCTCCACATGATTGCGATCTTGTGGGACATGATGATGGACTCCCGGCGCATCTCCTTGATTTCTTCGGTCATGTTAACCATGTCCTTCGCCATCTGTTTTTGCTGGAAGTGGTTGGCCACTAGAATCAGCAAACCAGCCGTTGCCATCGGCACAAGCACCTTGCCTAGCAGGGTGACGAGCTTCTGGATAAGGTCGGTTTGAACCATAAAATCATGGTGGCGTTCTTCGGTCTTTGGATCTTCGGGTAGCATGGGTGGTTTCTACGGTGTCAGGTGAGGTGGGTGGAGATGGTGTGGCATGGTGGGTGTTTTACCATGTCGAAATCCCAACCCGTTTCCACGTGTTGGTCGCGGTGCAAATGTAAATGTAATTGGAGTCCCATGCAAATTCGCCAGCGGTCCCAGCCGCGGTTGCCGAGGCAGGCGCTACGGTGGTGGTGACTCGCAGCTTGGGGATGATGGTTCTGCCCGTGTTGTCGATTTTTAGCATTTCTGCGAATGCCAAAGAACCAGCGGATGCGGGAGCCCGAAAAATCCAAAAGACATCTTCATCAATCCCCTGGTATAGAAGCCATGATGGCTTTGTCGTGTCGTATGAAACCCATAATCCGCCAGTATTTAAATAAGCATTTGCGGCATGTATAAGTGCTCTATAATTGGACCTGGTATCCGCGCTTATTGAAGTAATGTCCGAAATTCTAACTCCTTGCAAAGCCGCTAATGCTGATGGAATCAACGATGGTTTTGCCAATAAATTTGAAACATTCGCAATTAATTGGGGGGAATTGCAGCGCAAAAAAGAAGTATTCCGTAATTTTACCGAGTTTGTAAAAACGCAATTTGCCGGTGATGTCCATGTCACCAAATCGGCGGAATCGGAATACTGAAGCGTATTGGTATTATATGCCTCCAAATACATGCGCCATGTTCCGTCTTGTCGCTGAATCAGAAAATTAGCTTCTTTTTCCACACCCCACCCCGCCCAATCTCCTGTGCCCGCCATCGTGTAGCCACTGAAAGGCCCGGTGGACGATGTGGCGTGTTCAATGTATTTTGTCGTTTCGTTTTTGAAGAACCAATGCCACACTCCACCAATTTTAACAACTTGCGATTCTATAATGTTCGATGGGAGTCCTGTTCCGGACATTGCCGCCGGACTGCTCCATGTGGTCATTGTCGCATTGGTTGGGTGTAGGTGATAGACGGTAAATGGTCCGGTGTTTCCGTTGGTTGATACGTCGATAAAAATGTTAGGAACGCCATCGTCGCCCAAATACCAATCAGAAACCCATGCCCTTTGAATGCCTGAAATTGCAGCCAATGAAACATCCGCGACGTGAGTCCATGTGACAAGGTCCGCACTTTTTGCAATGGCAAATGAAGTATGGTTGGTAAATGCCCCTGATGTGTAGGCAATCCAGTATGTGTTGTTCCAATAAATGACTGACGGATCTCTTAGCGAAACCGGGTTGTAAAGAGATGGCTTCATCCGCCCCCCACCAGAAATCTGCGGTATGTGGAAATTGATTCCGTCAGTCGAGGTTGAGATATAAAGAGACTCGAAAGTGGATGAAAAAGAAAAAGCCAACCACAAGTCACCCGCTTCAGCTTCCATCGCCCCCCTCGTCGCCGCCGGATTCTCCGCGATGGCCGCGTTGACCGCGGTGTTGTCCACGGTGCCGCCAACGCCAAGTGTGGTCATTGCCTCCAGCACCTCTGCCTGATCGCCTGCGCTGTCAGGGCCGTCGCTCGACAACATCAAGATGCGGTCGCCTGCTTTTGACTCGTTGAATTGGTTCTTCTGGTCAACAACCTTAATGTAATTAGCCATGATGTCAGGTGGTTAGTAGACGCAGTTTGCAAGCGAGATGGTCACGTTGGAGGCGGATGCCACCGACGACATGACCAGTGAGATCGTCCCGGTCGGCGCGCGGAACGTGATGAGTCCGTTCGCTGTCAACGGAGACCCGCTGAGTGCCACAATATTCGAGGCGGAATCGACCCAGTTGATTGCCAGTGATCCGCTGTCCCATGTGCCAGCGGCTCCAAGGACGTAGAATTGCCCGGGAATGACCGGGATGGTGGTGGTTCCGTTTGCTGTGATTGTCATTGTCTGAGTTGGTTGTTGGAGTGGGTATTGATGCGGGTAAAAACAGCGTTGGCTGTCGAAACGTGGTGAGCTTGAAGCATCTCCTCGTCGAGTTCCGCCTGTGCTTCCTGGTCGGCAACGAGCGCCTTCTCTTGCTGCCCTTCGGACCGCAGGAAGTCGGCATACGTGCCGTAGGCGATGTAGTAGAACCACTCGCCGGGGATGTCGGTGGATGCCGAGTTAATTGCTGGCGTGTATTCCTTCTTGTAGGTGACGTAGGCGGTGGTCGGTGCCAGCCCGCCGGCGATCAAGTGCGCCCCGTCGCTCTCGATGTGGAACGTGAACTCCTGCGCCGATGCGCTGGCGAACGGCTGCGTCCTGTGGACGCGAAGAAACCCCCCGATGGTGTCGAGTGTGCCTTCGGCGAATGGGATCACGTCGGATGCCACCGCCCGCGCCTCGCCCACTCTGAGATAGCGGGGCCAAAGGTCGCTGGCCTTGTAGGCTTTCATCGCCCGGCGGTTCAACAGTGCCACGATGCGTGGCAACTCGATGTCGCTGAACGTCACTCCGCAAAGTCCCTGGATCAAGGCCAGCAAGTCGGTGTAATTGCGTGTGGTCATGGTTGTCAGGGGCTATCCACGACTCAGGCCGCGTTGTTGCCCGCTTATGCGTTGTGAACCTTGAGGTCCGGTTCCAGTTTTTGAAAATCCTTGATAAATTCCCGGTCGTGCCAGCACGACGGGCCATACTTGTTGCGCATCAGGAAAAACTCATGCTGCGGAACAACCGCAAGGGCTTTGCCAAGCACCGCGTGAGTTTTCCCGCGAAGCTCCTTTGCCTCCCTGCGTGCGTCCTGCTCCCTGAAATGCTGCCGCGCCTCCATGAGCTTTCGCCCCGTGCGGAGTTCGGTAATGATCGCATCCGTGAGAGCGGCATCGTCGATGATCATCTTTTTTGGAAAGTTGTTGCCCGGGGCTGGGGATCAGGCTGTCCAACCCCGAGCAACGATTGCCAACCGCAAAGAATAGCGTCAGGCAAGCTGTCTGATGTCGATCTGGTTCCACGCGATGATCCACTCGCCAGTCGCAAGACCGGCGGAAGTGAGCGTGCCGTTAAACTCGGCGAGGATCGGCACGGCGGATGCCGTGTTGTTGATCGTGTAGTTCGCGCCGGTGGTGATCAGGGCATCGCCCGTGTTGAACGCGGCCTTGGTCAGTCCGTCGATGTCAAGCGCGTCGATGAACTCGTCGGGGTCCGCGCCGGTGGTGCCAACGTCAAGGGTGACATCGGTGGATGTGCCGGTGGCATTGACAACCTCGAACACGCCGCAGCGGTTCACGACCCCGCCCGGAGGCAGTGAGCCGATGGTGAATTGATTGCCCGCACCTTTGGCGACAACCTCGGCGGCGGTGATCTTGACGTAGTGGGTGAATCCCGTTTGAAGCTCGTTATTGATGATTTGTGGCATTGTCTTGGTAGGTAAGAAGTGAGGGGGAGGTTGCCCTCCCCCGGTTGGTGTGGATTAGCTGTAGGCGATCTTGCCGTGGGCTTGCGGGTGTTTACAGATGAACGCCCCCACCGCTTCGACGTAGCCGCGTTCGCCGCCACCCTGGTTCTCCAACTGCTGAGATCCCATGGGAATGAGCGTGTTGAAGGCGAGGTAGGACGGGTTGACGATGTAGCCCTCATTGGTGGCGGCTGCCGGCATGCAATCCGGGTTGGCGTTGACGATATTGATGACACCGAAGTCGGAGTCGAACAATGTCACCGACAGCGTGATCTTCTTGCTGCCAGCATCCTCGTTGATCGTGTAGGATGTCGAGGTGGTGGACCCTTCAGTGCGAGTGAAGTTTGCAATCACTTTGCGCAGCGACACGTTGGCAATCAACGTGAGGTTTTGCATGTCCCCGGTCTTCGAGAAGATCGAGCCGAGGGCGTTGTTGAGGGTCGCCTCCGTGAGTGTGGCCGTTAGGATCGAAGCGCTCGGCGTGCGGTAGTCCGCAGGGACATCGCTAGGTCCAGCGGAATCCAGCCAGTCACCCAGTCCACGGGTGGTGTAGGGAGTGCCGGCACCATTCTCGACGGTGCGGTCACTGTTCGAGCAGAGACGCGCTTCGATGTTGCGCTTCAGCTCCATGATCGACTTCGCTTGGGCGGCGGCGGCATTGGCCGGCGCAGCGGTGGTGACGGCATTCTGGAGGTTCGACACAAGCCATGGCTTGCGGAAGATCTGAACGTAGTTGCCGAGACGGGCGCGGCTTGCGAACTTGTCGTCGAAGCTCGTCACGTCAGCACCTTCGGAAATACCGGCGGTGGACACGTCGTCGAGCTTGTCGGCAGACCATTCGCAGAACGTGCTGGTCGCTTTTCCTTTCGCGCACAGCGAAAGAAGCGGCGTTTTCTCGGGGGCAAGCATGACAAGTTCGTTGGAAAGATCCTCACGATTGCCAACGGCGGCACCCTGCGTGGTGGTTGCGGCGGGTGCGGATGGATTATAGGTGGTTGAAATAGGCATGATTTTAGGTGGTTGAGAGTTTGGCGGCCCTTGCAGCAATCCAGTCATCGACTGAACCTGTCTGCTGGAACCTCTGATATGCCTCAGACTCCTTCTTCTTCGGTGCAATGGCCGATCTCCCTGCTACGGCACCACCCGGAACGGCAGGCACTTTGGCCTTGCCGGTGACTCCGGTTGCTTTGACAGACAGTTTTGGCTTTCTCTTGGAAGCGACGATTGAGGCGGAAGCGTGAGCCAGTATGTAGTTGATCTGTGGGGCCAACTCGGGGATTTCGGTCCTCAAGCGGGTGATCAAAGGGTCGTCCTTGAGCGATTTGTATGCCTTGAAAACTTCGCCTTCCTCGTCGTTCAAATCAGGGACTTCGACCGGAATTGCCTTCTCATACTCCTGTTCCAAAGCCGCAAGCTGTTCACGCTGCTGAAGCGTTTGCGCCTGCGCGGGCAGATATTTGATCAGTGCCTGTCGAGCATTCCTGTTCGCCTGACGAATCTGGCGTTTCGAGAACTCCTTCCCATCGACTTCAATGATGTCGTCTGAGCCGTAATCCTCGTGGTCTTCGAGTAGCCTGTCAGTGACTTCGACCGTTCCTTCCAACTCCTTCCACTTGGCCTTGATCTCGTCCACCGACTTCAAGTCGCGGAACGGATTTTCGGCAGCGGGAACTTGCATGACTGGGTTGGTCTCCTGCGTCTCCTGCAACTTGGCCTCAAGCGCGCGTTTCTGAGCGGTCAACTCACCGATCCGGTGAAGCAGGCGGCTCTTGCCCTTCTTGGCCAGGTCTTGGATCTGCTCTGGTGTCAAAGACAGCAAATCAATCTCGGATTCGGCATTATCGGTTTCTTCATCCGCTTCGGGTTCCTCCTCAGACTCGCCAGGTTCCGCCTCCAGTTCCTCCTCTTCAGGAATCTCTGGCGCTTCCTCCTCGGGTTCTGACGGAGGCATTTCAGCTTCCGGTTGTTCCGATAGTGCTTCGGTCCTTTGAGCGATGAACTCTTCCAGACTCAGGTTTTGCGATGGTTCTATTCCCCCATCGGTAGGTTGCTTCGTATTCATTGCACCGTATTTCGCCTCGGTGGTGGCGATGGTTTGGAATTACAAAATTTCCACCGATCCGTCAAGCACATTGTGCGCACAAAGAAATTACACTGTGCCGACGTGGCATATGTAGTGTATTTACAATGTAAAATCACAACCCATTGTGTGCTTACATTGTAATTACCCACGCAAGACGGCTAGAAGCTCGTCAAGGCGGGCGACACCGCCGGCCAGCTTCATCACTTCATGCGGTTCGGTTGCCGGGCCAAGGTCGGCCAGGCATCTTTCCCGCTCGTCGCGGATGAAGTCGAGGATCACGCGATACTCGTCACGGTCACGGAGCGTGGCGATAGCTGCGTCCAGGGTTGGTTTCGGGATTGCGCTCATTGGATTCCTTGGGTTTGCATTCCGCCCATTGCAGCGGGGGCCGTGCCGATGCGCCCGATCTGCGCGTTCTGCGCCTGCGTGAGTTGGAACTGGTATTGCTCGGCGTATTTCTGCAAGCGGGCGGCAAACGCCTCATCTTGCTGGAGTCGCTGGCCAACGTCGGGCTGCTGCGCGTAGGCTTGCACCAACTGCAACGCCATGGCTGCGCCGTTCGGTTGGGCGGGCATCTCGATGCCGGCGAAGATTTTGGCAATGTCGTCGGTCACGGCTTTTGCCACCTTCTGCTGCGCCTCCTCGGCGGGTTGAAGCACGTAGTCCGCCAGCACCGGCGAGATGGCCGCAGCGGTGAACTCAAGGAACTTGTCCACGTCGATGCGCCCGTTGCGGTCGAACTGCATCAGGCTGCCGATTTGCTCAAGCTGCGCCTTGGCGGTCTCCGGGTCGTTGACGCGCGTGTCGAAGTTGACTGTGATCGAATAGGACTCGTCGGGAGATCCCTTCTGGATCAGTTGCGGATTCGGGTTGCCAGTGACAACGAAGAACACCTCGTCCGGCCCCATGCGCTGAAACAGCTTCCACGCCATCGTCAGGCAGTCGCGGACGTGATCGAGGAATTTCCCCATGAGGAACTGCTGGCGCGTCGGGGCAAGCGGCGAGTCGAAGTCCAGCCCCACGGCGCGGTCTGCCTGCTGGCGCTTGCCGACTTCAACGTCGATGCTGCCCCGATCCATCTGTGGCACCGGACCAAAGGCGATCTCGCCCAGGCGTCTGTAAGGCACCTTCCTACCCGGACCCCAATCGGTTGGAGGTCGGCCCGCCGGGTGCATGATCGGGGGCAAGGTGGCGATGCTGGCGCGGTCTGTACGGCTGTCACACTCGGTCTTGATCTGCATCTGCGGACCACGGAGGATTTCGCACATGGTCTGCACCTCGTAGAGACGCTTTTCGGAGCGGGTCAGGCGGGTAGTCACAAACGGATAGTCGTCGTGTCCGTTCATCAACTCGTGGTGCGCGTAGCCCTTGATGTCCGGGTGAAACACCGTGCAGTAAATCCCCTCTGCCCCGTCGTCGTCGATCATTCGCTGGTAGGCATAAAGCACCATCACCAAATCATCCTCGTCGGTCATGGCCAGCCGCGTGTTGAGTTGCTGTTTCTCGCTTTCGAGCTTGTGGCTATCCTGCCCGGCGAGCTTCTTGGCCTCGTCCACCCACTCGCGGTCCCATGCCTCGTTGGTGACCATCTTCTCAAGTTGCTGCTTGGTCATGAAGCACCGGCGGAAAATGTGCGGCGACTGCTGCGGGTCGGTGACGTAGGGGGGGAAAATCACGTCGCCATCCGGGGCGCACGCATGAACAATCGGACAATCGACGGACACGCGGGGGGACGTGAGTTCTGCTTCCCCCTTGTTCCGCAGGTTGGCAATGGCCGTCTTTGCCCGGCGGCGGCTTGTGCTCGGAAACTGTTGTTGCACAAGGTCGGCGAGCATTGCGTCATCCTCGCCACCCACGATCATCTGTGCCATTTCCGGCGAGAGTTGGGCGATCTCTTCCAACGTTACCGATTGGAGGTAGGTGCGAAGCTCCCGCTTCCACCCGACATAGGAGACGGCGATTCCTTTCTCAAGCAGGTGGTTGGCGGACGCCTCCATCTGACCCTTGAAATCGGGGATGTAGGTCGAGCGCATCCACTTGAGAAACGATGAGACCACGCCGGCCCGGGGAAGACTGGCAACGGATGTCGGGAATGCCTTGATATGGCTGCGTTCCAGTGCCTCGGTCATGAGAGCAACGTAGGCGTCGATGCGTTCGCCCACCACGTTCACCTCCTGGTCGCTGGCACCTTCCCACGGGAATGCGTTCGCGCCGTGTTTGCGCAGGTCATTCGACTTGCCCTGCCAGATGTTGCGCCGGTCGTCGTACGATTGGCGGCACACTTCGAGGTATTCGTCGATGTTGCAAATGTCGTCGCGGTATGCCTGGCTCAGCGCCTCGATGTCCGGCTCGGCTTCGGCAAAAATCAGGGTGTCGTCGTTCATGGTGCGTGGCGGTAGGTGGTTTGCGTGCCGTCGTTCTCGATGGTCACTTTGAATTTCTTGCCAGCCAGCTTGGCGGCCCACCGTTTCCCGGCAAACACAGCCACCCGCTCGCCATTCATATTGGCGTAGATGAAGTTCTTGTTCATCGCCGGTCGAATACCGATCACATCGACCGTATCATTTGATCCCGCCGGAGCGGGTTCGGCCACGGGTTCCGGTGTTGGCGCGAATCCGTAAGGCACCTCGTTCTGAGGCCCATGCGCGACAATGCTGGCATCCTCGGTTGGAGGCGTGGTTTCGTTTATTTCGATTGGGGCGTTGTGCGCGTTTTGTGTGCGTTGATTGCGGATTCTCATGTTCAATATCCTCCTCGGTGGTTGCAGGTTGCCAGTTGGCTTGATTTCTCGAAATGGTCAATGTCGGCTACGGCGGCGTAGCGGAGAACGTCAATCGGGTCTTTCCATGCCTCTTTCAGTCCTGATTCGCCAGTGTATTCGCCCAAGGCGTGAATGATGTTTTCGCACTCGTTTGAGACGTAGAAGTGCGGACGGTTCACGCTGTCGAGCGGCTTGCTTGTATCCCAAGACATCTTGCCAATCAAGGCTTGAAGTCCGTCCTCAATGTCCAGCCCGGGGGCGGGAATGCAAATCACGCCGTTTTCGGCCAAGTCCTCGATGATCGACGAACTGCCGTCGCTTCCCTGATACTTGGCCGAACCGAGACGCGGGTCAATCAGGCGCTCGTAAATCTCCTCGCCCTCTTCCAAGGCGGCGATCAGGTCCACGTAGTCGTTAATGCCAAGCCCCTGTCCCTTGGCACCCTCACCGGGTAGCCACTTGCCGCCTTTCCACTCGGCCCATTCGCCCACGTCCACGCCCGGCCATTCCCGATAAACCCAATAGGTGTTGGACGCATCCACCGCGATCCAGCACATGAACCAGTTTTTGCTGCCGGCAGGGTCGATGATATGATAGCGGGTGACATCTCGCCGGGGGATTGTCGCCGGATCGACCACGTTGACCGCGCTGTTAAAGCGCGGGAATTTCGTTGCGTGCGATTTGACCGGCACGCCGTAGGCACGAATCAGGATTTCCTCGCGCCCGCGTCCAATCAGGGTTTCCTTGATCCGGTCATACCCGCCAAACGGGTTGTCCTGGCTATGGAAGTAGTGGATAGAAGCGTTGCGCTTTGCGCTGCGCTGGACGTAGGGGACTGTCTCGCCGTTAAGAAGCTCCGCCTGCTTGGTCTCTACGGTGTGCGCGCAATCCAGATACTCCTTGATTACTTCGGTGTATCCGTCGATGGGCGTGAACGTCAGCAGGAGCTTTCCCTCACGGGTGGCAAGACGGAAACGCAGGGTGTTGATCAACTCTGGTCCGATCAGATACTCGTCGAGCCAAACTCCGATGTTGTGCCACTTTGGGTTCTTGCTGCCAAGTTCCGCGCCCTCCAGAATCGTCTGGTTGTTGGCATACTGGGTATAGGTTTTGAAAATGATCTGGCTGCCGTTCGGCAGAATCAGGCTGGAGTCGGTGAATCCGTTCTTCCGTGTATATGCAATGTATGCACCGGCGGACGTTTGTTTTTGCCGATACTCGACTGGCAATGCCTCCCACACGGCAGACTGTTGTTGCCGGATGCTGACCTCGCTCGTCTGCGCAAAACAGAAAATCTCGCTGCCGGGGTTCTCGGCGGCGGCACGCACCACCATGAACGCCCCAAGTCGCGTCTTACCGCTGCGATTGCCACCCAAACACACAACCTCTGTGACGTTGGAAAGTTCCTCCTCAACGCGCGTCCAGTGCGGCAGTTTGAAACCGAAGCGATACGGGTCACGTTCAGCGTTGGCAATCGCCTCGTGATACACTGAGTGCAGGTTCACCAATTCCTGTGGTTCCATCGCGGCCAACTCGTCGTCGGTCGGTGGTTTCAGGACAGAGTGTGGTTTCCAGGTCAGCATGGAATGACTTCGGCTTCGATTGCGCTTTCGCGGAGTTTTTCCGCAATCCGTTTCTTGGCGTCCTCAATCATCTTGGCGGCGTCCTCAATGGACGCGCCAGTGCGGTGCTCGATCACGCTGGACGCCATGCCGGACAGCCTTGATGCGTGGTCGGTCATGATCCCAACGGTCACTGCCAGACGGTCGGGTGAGATATTGTCCAGTTGTTCCGGGTTCTCCCACAGGCGGTCCGCCTTCTCAAACAGCAACTCGGTGTATTCATTGGCGGCCTGCGCGTAGAGCGCGGCAAAGCGGGCTTTTTGTTCGGACAACGGTTGGCGCAAGCGAAGTTGAAGCCCTCTGATTGTCTTGCGGCAAGCGCCGGTCTCCTCAATAATGCGGCGCACCGAAATCCCCTGCGCCAACCGCCACAAAATCAAGGCTGCCTTTGCCGGTTTCACCCGTTCAAGGCATGCCCTTGTTGCGGTCTCGCCAAGTTCCTGAACCTTCATGACGAACTCAACCGGACACTCGATCACCGGAGCGATGTCCATCTTCTTGTTGATTGTTCCAGGCGGATTCTTTTCAAGATGGATCGGCTTGATTTTTCTCTTGGATCTCATTTTGTCATTTCCATGATTTGCCGCTCAACCTGCGGCGTGGTGAGTCCCTTCTTGCGGTAGCGCAAAAGGACGCCTGTCGGATCGCTTGAATTTTTCATTTCCGTGATGATAAACTCGGCGCGCTTGCCATCGGTGACGCTGAGTGAGCGGACCGCCTTGTCGCGTTCGCTGATTTTCAGAGCGCGGTCTCGGCGGTATTCCTTCTCGCGGGTCATGATTTGCCTGCCGATCTCCGGGTCTTCCTTGGCAATGGCAATGATCGCGTTCATGCGTTCTCCGTCCGGCATTGCCAGCATCGCCTCATGACGGTCGGCAATGCTTTGTCCCCTTCCGGCTGGAAGGTCATTGACAATCCCGGCGGTGGCGTAGAGGGCGGTCTCCGCACCCAGCCCGTTGTCGCGGAGCATGCGGATAATCTCATCCTCTGTCTTGCCAAGCACTTTCAGGTTGGCGACGTGGCGGTTGAGGATTTCTGAGTTCTGACGGAACGTGTTGTTGATGCGGGCGTATTCGGACTGGTATTCGGCTTCGCCAATCTTGTTCCTTTCCAGTCGGCTGCGGTTGAACGCCGCGTCGGCTTTTAATCCGTTCAGGGCAATGCGCATGTCGCCGGCCTTGTAGCGGAAGCCATCCTCAACTGTCGTGCTGTTTGCCCTGAATCCCATCTGCCGGGCTGCCGTGACTTTCGCCGGGTTGGTCCGCGCCTTCTCAATCTCCCGAACAATGCCGGGTTCAAAAAGATCTTTGACGAACCATGACGAAATGTCGGATGCCTTTTGAACCCCGTCAGGAGAAACTGAAATCTGGCTGCCTGTCTGGTAGCTGTGATTCTGCAACGCTTGAGACAGGCTGTTCATGACGAAGCTGCCTTCGCCAAGAAGGTCTTCGCCGGCGGTTGCCGTGAATTTCTTTGCCGCGTCACCGAACGATTCGCCGCGAATGGCCGACATGAACGGAGCTGCCGTTTGCATGTGAGGGACAAGGTAGCTCGTATTCGTCCAATAGATCTTGCCGTCCTTGCCTTGCTTGATCAACAACGGGCGGTTCGCGTCCCAATCAGGGAACACTGTCTCGCGCATGGCCCGTTCCTGCTCGGGATTGGTGTCGCGGCGGTTGTATTGCGTGACTGCCGCCACACCACCAGCATACACCGCAAGGAGTGATGCGGCACGCTTGATTCCCTCCTTTTTGATTGCCGTAGGATTTGCCGCCACGCCAAGGCGCTTGCCAACCTGTTCGGCAAACGACCCGTCGAGCATGCGTTTCACAAGCACGCCCTGGTTGTATTGGTTGCGCAACAACTCCATCGAGAATGCGGCAAACTGCCCGAGCGGCACACCTTTGCGCGAAAGCGTTTTGAGTGACCTGTTCAGGTAGTCGTAGTTCTGGTAGGTGTCGTTGGTCAACTCCGCAGCCACCCGTGACAACGCCCCATCGTCAGCACCTGGAAACGCCTTGCGCATGAACGATGAATAGTTCTCGAACGCCGAGATGCGGAACGCGATGTCAGGCAAGCTGTAAAGTTTGCCAAACGGTTCAAGCACCTGCCCAACTCTGCGGCCAATCCGGCGACCGGTAGTGCCGGCCTGGATGTCGGCGAACTGGATGCCGGGCGGCACAAGCCCAAGTTCTTTTGCGCGCTTGAACTCGTCAATCGACGGAAGATCCATGTCACGGGCCATGTTGCGAAGCCCGGGAATCCTGCCAATCGGGGTATCCGAAAACTGAGCCACACCCATTTTGGCCCCACGGGTCAATCCTTTGAACGGATTCATTCCTTGGCCAAGCAGGTTCATGAAGTTGGAATAGACCTGGACCGCGTAGGATGGCGGGTTTCCAAGAACCTTTGCCGCTTTGGATGCCGCAACACCGGAATCCCACAGGTCGGCAATGAGCGAGTCGGCAACATCCATTGCCTTGCCGTCCGCTCCCATTCCGTAAAGTTGGTTGATGGCGACCTGAAGTTCTGGCGGCCCGTAAAGCTCCTTCTGTGCAATGTGTGCTGTGCCTCGCCGCAACTTGATTGGCAACCATCCTTCCGGCAAATCCTGACCCGCGCGTTTCAATAATCCCGCATCAAACATCGCTTTTGATGCGGTGGCGTCGGCAGCATCGTAGGCGACCAACCGTGAAAGTTTTGACATACTGGCCGCCAACTGTTCTCCGGGGTTCACATACTCGCCAAGGTAGTTGCGAAGCTCTGGAGAAAGGTCTTTCTTCTCCTTGAGGATTCCCGCGTTCTGCGACATCACGAAGTCATGAAGATCCTCCGGGTTGCTTGCGCGTTTCAAATTCAGTTCGGCGATGTATCGGTCAACATCCTTGGGTGACATGCCATCGCTGCCAAGGCGGGTCCGCAAGGCATCAAGCTGCTTCTGTGTCGGGCGATACTCACCATCCTCGAAGAACCGATACGAGCGGGTGAGGTAGTCGCCACGGTTCATGCTGTCCTCAATCTCCGTCCGCAAGGCGTCGGTGAGCGGGCGCTGTCCGCGATAATGGTTGAAAAGCAACTGCTTTTGATAATCGCGGATGTATTTGCGGCCTTGCGACAAGTCGCCTTGCAACCCCTTGAGTTCTTGCGGGAGCTTGCCGATCTTACTCCCTAGGTAGTCAACCGCCAGTTGGCGGGTTGCGCGCGGGTCGGCAGAGTTCTCGATGGCCGTCTCGACGCGCTTCCCGAGCAGGCCACCAATCTCACTGCCGGCACTGGCGATGTTTTTTGCATCGCGGATTGCCTGTGTGGTTGCTTCGCCCGCCAGCTTTGACGGTGCCGTCTTTGACTGGATGGTTGCCCCCAGCGTTTTCAAGTGCTTAGCGACGTTCTCGCCGGTCATGAACTCGCGCGGATCGACGTTCTCGGTGAAGGCGTTGATGTAGGCAACCGCGCCACGGTCTCCCTGGTTGACAAGATCGTCGATCACCTTGGCCGGCTTGCCCGCAAACCGCCGCATCAGTTGCGTAGCCTTGTCGCCAGACCATCCAAGACCGGCTCCAAGCGCCAATCCGGTCAATCCCGCGCGTTGCAACTCTTCAAGCGATGGCGTCTCGCCGGTCTCTCCCCACTTCTCAAGCGTGATGGCTGCCGGACTGGTGACGCCTCCGACAATCGCCGTGCCAAGAATCGGGTGACGGGTCATGCCCCTACTGATTTTCCGCAACAACCTCGGTCCGCTTTTCATCTCGGTTCCAGGGATGAAGTTGAGCAACGTGTCTCCCGCGACCCGTCCCCATGAAATGCTGTCGCGCCCTTCGATCTCCTGCGCCGTGATTGACCCAACCACCCCGCCGGTAATCGCTCCGCTCACGTAGCCAAGTGCCGCGCCTAACGGGCCAGTGACCACTTCTTCTGGAGTAGCCGCCTGCGGGCCTGCTTGCCCACCCACAAGCGCAATCGTTGTCCCTGCTGCTGTTCCCGCTACCTTGGCGGTTTCCTCAATGGCAATCTGCACACCAATACCCGCCATTATGCGCGCGATTGACGGGTCTTCGCCAGTCGGCGGGTCTGGTGGTTTTTTCTGCTTCACACCAACTACGCTGTCAACAACCTCGTTTGGCGTGTAGCCTTCCCGGAGCAAGGTATCCGCGCGCCCGTCCTGCGTGCGCAACTCTTCCGCGATCTCACCATAGGTGTATCCTTCCTTGCGAAGCTGGGCTACGATTTCCGGGGTCATTTCGTGTTAAGCTGTTTGAGTCTTTCGCCAATCGGCGGGCGGGTGTTCTGCTTTTCCTCTTCCGCCTTCACCGCCTCGCGGTAGTTTTCATAGACCTTCTCAGCGACCGGCTCTGGCGTTGGTGTTTCTGACGGTTGCGGTATATCACCCCACATCACGCGCAATGTCTCCTTTTCCATGGGTCCGCCCCACGGTGAGTTGAACTTCATTGCCATCATCAGATCAAGCGCCTCGTCGGGTTTGCCTGACATCCACAACTGGCGGGCCTGACCGACATCCACCTTCATCTTTTCATAGACGGTAGTGTCCGGTGCCACTTTCGCGGAATAGGCGGTTGAACCGAATACCGCGCCTTGCCCTTCCTCAAAGTCGCTGGCATTGATCTTCAGTGCCGACCCAAGGCGGTCTGCCGTGAGATTGAAATACTGTGTGTTAAGTGGGCCGGATGCAATGGGACGACCATTTGGCTGATACCGAGTTCCGGTCTTTTGTCCCACAAGCACCTGATTGCCGTCGTCAAGTGTGACAAGACGCTTTTCCTCCTCAATCTGTTGCTTGCTCACCGCGTCCACGCGGGTTTGCAACGCACTGTAAATGCGCGAAGCATTGTCAAATTCGCCTTTTGTAAGGGTTTTGTTCAACTCCCCAACCTGGTCGGGCGGCAACGGGATATTCATCTCATCCGCTTGCTGAATCAAGTTGGCGCTTTCCGTGAACAATTCGCCAGCGTCTTTCGGCTTGTAGCCTTCCGCCTCTTTCTTGTCCGTTGGCTTGTAGCCCTTAACCTGGCCGGAAAGCCCCTGGAAAGACGCAATGAATGTGCCGATGTCCTTGTTGGCTAAGGATGCGTTGGCACTTTCGATCACGCCTGACACGTCCATGCCGACTTCTTTTGCCTGCTTGATGACAAGGTTGAACTGCTGGATTGCCGCATCCCCCCGCGATCCGGGGCGGAAATACCGTTTGCTGTCGATGGTTTCCATGTGATTTGTATGTTAGAGGCCGCCCCAGTCGCCCCACGACGGGCCGGACTCGACCGCCGCCGGTTGGTTCATCTTGTTAAGGCGCTGTTGCGCCATGTCGAGTTGGATGCGCTGGACCTGCATGTTGAGAATGTCGCTGATCGACGCCGCCATGGTTTTTCCGATTGCCGCCTGCTCATACAGCGAAATGGACGGGTCGTTCATCTGCGCCTTGACCGCCGTGAACTGGTCCTTCAATCCGGGAATCATGTCGCCATAGAGATTCATGGCGCTGTCGATCATTATCTCGGTGGACTTCTTCGTGGCGGAAAGCTCCTTGTTTTGCTTCTGCATGTCCATCCCGGCAACGATGCCTTGAGAGATCGTATCGACCGCATTGATCTGCCCTTGTGCCTGCGTTTTTGCAGCGTCCACATAGCCGGTGTAATCGACAATGTTCATCGCGGGATTAAATCCAGCGCCGATTGATTGTGCTTGTCCGTATGGCATGGATTTATTTGATTTTAGAGTAATCGACCGCCTTGAATCCGCCAATAGTCTTCACCGCGCTCGGCTGTTTCTTCTCAACCTCCTGCGCCATCACGCCAATGCGGTGGATTTCGGCAGGGTCATTCTTGTATTTGAACAAATACTTGTTGTGACCGCCCGGAGTCTTGCCGATTTTGTGGATGTCTTTTTTCAACCTCCTGTCGGAAAACGCCATCAGTGCCGCAGCAGCAACCGCCGCCGCCGCCTGGGTATTTGCGTTGTTTTGCGCCGCTTTTGCCTGTGCATTCGCCGAAGCCGCGTTGAACTGGTTCTGCCTATCGGCAGCCCCCACGCCGAGAGCCGCGTCCATATTGAACAACTGCGGAGTGCCTGCTCCAATGGAACCGAGACCAATGCCAACCTGCTGCTGGCCAGCCTGGTAAGATTGCGGAAGACCGTTAAGCAACTGCAATCCGGGTCTTGCGTAAAACTCCTGCCCCATGTCGAACGCGGTTGCTCCGCGGGCTGCCGCCTCATTGCGCTTCGCGGCCATTACACCCTCACGGCTCAACGCCTCGCCCGCCACACTCGCGTTGCTGTTGAGCATGCCGCGCTGCGCGAACGACTCGCGGGCCATCTGTGTCGCCATCCGGTTCTCCTCGGCGGTCAGTCCGCGCGCCGACTGGTAGGCGCGCTGCGCCTCCTGTTGCGCGTTGCCAATTTGCGTTGCCGACTCGGGTGACAACAATCCAAGTAGTCCGCGCACCCCGCCTGCCTGCCCCTGCATCTGCGCAAGCTCGGTTGCGCGGGCCGCCCCGATCTGCTCGCCGGACTGCTGTGTTGCCAGCCCTTGCAACCCAATGGCACCCATCTGACCGCCCGTTCCCTGGAGGAACGACGAGATGTCGCCAAGGTTCAACCCCTGGAACTGCGGTCGGTATTGTTGCTCGAATCCAATGGTCGTCGGCAACGCCTTCGACACGCCGCTGACGTATGAAAGAATGTCCCGTTCAAGATCTGGCACTGGTGGTGCCGGTGTTTTTGGTGCTTTGCCCATGATTTTATTATGTTAGTTTTTTGAAAATGTCGGACATTCTGTGACATCTGACGCGCGGTGAGTTCTTGAAATCCCGGGTCCATGCGACATACTCATACCGATCCACAAAAGCCATGACGGCGGACAGCATGTCTCCCGAACACCACACCACGAACAGTGTGTCGGAATGCGGATACTCGACCGGGGCGAAGTCCCGCCCGCTGTCGGCGTGATAGCCAAGCGCGAACGCATCGGCGGACGAAAACACCGCGCCATGCGCGAGGTGCCATGTGAGGATCTGCTGGTAGTCGCCGCCTGCGCGTTCATAGGTCTCGATAAATCGTTGGAGGTGGGGGTTCACGTTGTGATCTCGGTCAGCGTCAAAGTGGAAATCGGACTGACATAGTTGCTTGTCGTCCCGTCCGTGAACGACCGGTTGATATACCCGCTGCCGGATGACACCAACGCCTGCAACTTGTAGGTGAGCGGGTTGGTTGCAACCGCCGACAC